CTGTCGGAAGACTACCACTTTTGCGAACTGTTTCGCAAGCACGGGGGGAAGATATACGCCCACCCCTTCGTGAAATTGGACCACGTTGGGACATATGTTTACAACGGGGACATTTTGAAATCGGGCGGCAATCTAAAGTAAGGAGCAAATGAAATGAAAAGTGTTAAAGCAAAGGCAATAACAAAACTGCTGAAGCAGGGCTGTTCGCCTAGGGAAGTTACCCAACGTATGGATGCAAGTTACAACTACGCATGGAAATTGCAGAAAGATTTGGCGGAAGAGAAAGCGGCAGCGAAGGCTGCTAAGGTAACTATTCTTAACGTAGACACGAACGTGTATCCCATTAGTGAACCTAAGAAAGAAGAAGTAGCCGCAATCCTTGACGAACGGGCTATCAACTACGGTAGCTTCCTTGGGTTATCGAGGGTTACGCAGCGGCTTAAGGCAGTGGCTCACCAGTTCGCTGGACAAAACAACAAGACTTTTGATGCCGACCAAGCCGAAGCATTGGATATGATCTTTACCAAGATAGGGCGTATACTAAATGGTGACTCAAACCATATAGATAGCTGGATTGATATAGCGGGGTATGCTACGTTAGTGGCTGATCGCCTCCAAGGGAAAATCAGATAACATGACAGCGTGGTCCTATAGCAGCATCAAGACCTTTGACCAATGTCCGAAGAAGTACTTTCACCTCAAGATTGTGAAGGACGTCAAGGATACGCCGGGGGAAGCTGCTGACTATGGGACCGCAGTCCATGAAGCTGCCGAGCATTACGTTAAGTATGGCACACCTATCCCAGAGAAGTTTGCCTACATGCGACCCATCGTAGAGCCGCTGGCTGCTAAAGAAGGTGCGAAGCATACTGAGCTAAAGCTAGGTGTCAGGAAGACGGATACTGGCTATGAGCCTACCACCTTCTTCGCCAAAGATGTATGGTGGCGTGGTATTGTCGATTTGCTGATCGTGGATAACGATATAGCTTTCATGATCGACTACAAGACAGGCAAGAACGCCAAGTATGCGGACATGAAGCAGCTTGACCTGATGGCTGGTGCTATCTTCGTACACTTTCCAGAGGTGCAGAAGATAAAGTCAGCGTTAGCGTATGTTGTTAGTAACGAGTTCCCTAAGAAGGTACACCTACGCGAGAAGCAGGATAAGTACTTCTCCGTGTTCGACGAGCAGCTAGACCAGTTGGATGCTGCCATTGGCAACGGTGTATGGAACCCTAAAAGTGGTCCTTTATGTGGCTGGTGTCCTGTGGTAAGTTGTGAGCATTACAAACCCCCACGGAGGCGGTGATGGCTAGAGACTATAAGGCAGAGTACGCGAAGTACCAAGGCACATCGGTGCAGAAGAAGAACCGCGCTGCGCGCAACGCAGCCCGTGCCAAGATGATGAAGGTTGGTAAAGTCAGCAAGGGTGATGGTAAAGACGTTGCCCACGTTAAAGCATTCGATAAGGGTGGTAACAATAAGACCGGACTGCGCGTCGAGAGCGCATCATCCAATCGCTCATTCAAGCGCGACAGCAAGCGCAACCTAGTGTCGGAAACAAGTACACGGGAACGTAAGAAGAAGTAACCCCGCAAGGAGCAAACTGTGGAAATTATCGAGAATAAGGCGTTGCTCATCAACGCTCAGGACCCGTCTGTCATTACGGATAACATACACAAGAGCGCCGCCGTTAAGGAAGGCGTCCTTGTCAAATGGGGACATACTGAAGCTGAGATACTAACGGACCTTGGCTTTGATACCACTCCTTCACCCATCTTAAAGTCCTATGACTGGACGGGTAAGTTCAAGCCGTTCGACCACCAGAAGGTTACATCCTCGTTCTTGTCGTTGCGTAGACGCGCCTTCTGCTTCAACGAACAGGGTACAGGTAAGACAGCCAGCGTCATCTGGGCTGCGGACTACCTCATGAAGAAGGGCTTGGTGAAGCGCGTCCTTGTGCTTTGCCCGTTGTCAATCATGAAGTCAGCGTGGCAGCAAGACCTGTTTAAGTTTGCCATGCACCGCTCGTGTAGCGTGGCACACGGGGCGGCTAAGCAACGTGAGAAGATCATCAACGCTGGTTCCGACTTCGTTATCATAAACTTTGACGGTGTGGCTGTGGTCAAGGATGCCATCGCCAAAGGTGGCTTCGACCTTATCGTGATCGATGAAGCCAACGCATACAAGAACCCCATGACCAACCGCTGGAAAATACTCGACCGGATTGTGCGTGAAGTTAATCCCCGGATGTGGATGCTTACTGGTACGCCAGCAGCACAAAGCCCCATCGATGCTTATGGTCTGGCCCGTCTAGCAGGGGCAAAGGGATGCCCTAAGTATTATGGCGCGTTCCGCGACAGCGTGATGGTGAAGGTGACCCAGTTCAAATGGGCACCGAGGCCCAATGCAGATGCTATCGTCCATAAAGCTTTACAGCCAGCTATCCGGTTTGAGAAGAAAGATTGTCTGGACCTACCGGCTGTAACCCATATCGAACGTGAAGCGCCGCTCACCCCGCAACAGCGTAAGTTCTACGCCCAGCTTAAAAACCAGATGTTGTTTGAGGCAGGTGGCGAAGAGGTCAGCGCGATCAACGCAGCGACCAAGCTCAACAAGCTACTCCAGATCAGCGGGGGCGCGGTATATACGGATACTGGAGAAGTCCTAGAGTTCGATGTGTCCAACCGCCTCAAGGTGGTGCTTGAGGTAATCGAAGAAGCCAGCAATAAGGTGCTGGTCTTTGTGCCGTTCACCCATACTATTGAGCTACTACGCGCTTTGATGGAGAAGGAGAAGATTACCTGCGACGTCATCAACGGCAAGGTTCCGGTCAACAAGCGCACAGATATTGTGCATCGCTTCCAGACAGACCCGAACCCCCGTGTCCTCCTCATCCAGCCCAAGGCTGCAAGCCACGGCCTTACACTTACGGCAGCAGATACCATTATATGGTACGCGCCTACCACGAGCGTGGAAACCTACCTTCAAGCCAACGCACGTATTGATCGTACGGGGCAGAAGAACGCGATGACCATTGTGCATATTAAAGGAAGCCCAGTGGAAGAGCGGCTTTACTCCATGCTACGGGGTAATATCGAAAACCACCAAAGAATTATCGATTTATACAATCAAGAACTTGACATTGTATAATACCCCCCGTAGAAGGGGTTTGTAGTAACAGCTACCTAAGGAGCAAACCATGGAAGAACAAATACCTATTGAAAGCCTTGTGTCCGCGTACCGGAAGTTACGCGCCGCTATAACGACAGAGGAAGAGGCGCACGAAGCCCGTGTGTCTGGCCTCAAAGAAAAGATGGAGCTTGTATCATCCGAGCTTCTGAAGTTCTGTAACGACCAAAATCTTGATAGCGTTAAGACATCTTCGGGCACTGTGTCCCGCCGTGTTCAGACCCGCTATTGGACTACGGACTGGGAACGTATGTACCAGTTCATCGCTGAGCATGATGCGCCTTTCGTACTTGAGAAGCGTATTCATAACGGTAACATGAAGCAGTTCATGGAGGAAAATCCGGACGTCCTCCCTATCGGTCTCCAGATCGATAACAAGTATGTAATCCAAGTCCGTAAACCCACAGAAAAGTGAGAAAGACAATGAGCAACATTACAATTTTTGAAGAGCAGAGCGATGTCGCCACCGTACGGCGTGAGTCGCGTCGTATGGACCGTATGTCCAATGGTAGCGGTAGTAGTATGCGCCGTATCCAGCTTAGCAATGGCCGTATCTTTAAGAGTATGGTTAACGGTGAGCAAATTGGTAAGTCAGTCAGTAACCATCTCGACACCATCGTCGTTGATTGGCTCATGGAACCATCGCGTAAGTTCTATGCGGCTGCGTACGACAAGGACGCAAAGGCAACGCTACCTGATTGCTGGTCAAACGATGGCATTACGCCAGAAGCAAGTGCCAAGGGCAAGCAGTCTGCCTCTTGTGGTACGTGCCATAAGAACGTGAAGGGTTCCGGCTCCAACGGTAAGGGTAAGGCTTGCCGCTACGAACGCCGCCTCGCCCTCCTTGTTGTCGGTGACCCAACGGGGGATACATATCAACTCGCAGTTCCCGGCGCTTCGCTGTTCAGCGATAACGATGGCAGCATCTATGGCTTCGAGGGCTACAAAAAGTTCCTCCTCGCCAATGGTGAAGGTATAGACACGGTTGTCACGCGCATCATCTATGATGCCGAAGCAGATACCGCCAAGGTAGGTTTCAAGGCTATCCGTCACTTGACCCCAGTCGAGTCCAAATTGGTAGACAGAGCACAGGAAGACCCAGAGACCGAGAAGTACACTATGCTAACGGTTGCTGCCGCTAGCGGTGCTCCTGCCCTTCCTGCTCCTATTAAAGTAGCAGCTATCGCTCCTCCGCCCGCTCAGCCTCCTGCCAACCCGTTTGGTGATGATGACGATGAGGACGAAGAGGAAGTTGTGCAAGCTGCGCCTGTAAAACGCGCTAGCAAGCCCAAGGCCGCTGTGGCCGAAGTAAAGCCCGAACTGGCATCCGTGCTGGGTGAGTGGCTTGATAACGATGACGAGGATTGATCTATGCAAGGCTATAGCATCCGTATAGCCGAAGCAATCAAAAGCGCTGACGGTAATCTTCTTGGTGTCCAGCTTGGACGTTTGTGCCTCGAACGCGACATCCCTGTCGCAGAAATAGCACATGCCTTGAAGGTTACCCGTCAGACAATTTATGGCTGGTTTAGTGGGACTACATCGCCACGCCCTTCTCATGAAAGTGAGATTAAGGCGTGGGTAGATAACATTCACAACCGTACATAATAACCTTCGGCGTAATCAATAATAATAATATGGCGGGTATACCCCGCGACGGTGAGTGATGTAATGCAGCAACCAGACCTCTTAGACCTCGTACAGCCAGCTTCGGGTTGGTTTGTAATCGTGGGTATCAAAGGGCCAAAGGACGTTAGGCAGGATATTGTAGCTACACGCGAGGAAGCCGATGAGTGCATCCAGACGTTTATGCAGCAGCAACGCAACGTGTTCTTTGGTGTAGCTAAATATGAGACCGGACTAAACCGGACTAAGGAGAACGTAAAAGCCCTCAAGGCATTCTGGCTCGACATCGACTGTGGCCCTAGCAAAGCCGAAATCAATGCGGAAACTGGCAGACCGGATGGGTATATCGACCAGCAAACGGGGTTGGCTGCGCTTCGCACTTTTTGCGAATCAGTTGGTCTTCCTCCTCCTACGCTAGTAAACTCAGGGGGAGGCATCCACGCCTACTGGCCTCTTGAGGAAGAAATCTCGCGTCGGGATTGGGAGCCTGTGGCAGAGCGCTTCAAAGAAGTGTGCCGCACTCAGAACTTCTACGTCGATAACGCGGTGTTTGAAGTGGCACGTATCTTGCGTGTGCCGGGTACGTTTAACTACAAGCAGGAAGAACCTCGTCCGGTTGAGTTTATCCATGTGGGTAAGCCGATCTCCTTCGAGGAGATGCGCTCCATCTTTGGGGTCAAGGCGCAGCCATCTATCTTTGATGATGACTACCAGCCTTCGCCACGGGAACTGGCACGGCATAATGGCATAGGCTACAACTTCAAACAAATCATGCAGCGCACGGCTAGGGGAGATGGGTGTAACCAGCTTCTAAACGCCTACAAACACCAAGACACTATCGGCTACTACGAGTGGTTCTACGCGCTGTCTGTGGCGGCTATGTGTGAGGACGCAGATACTGCGGTCCATATGATGTCGAAGGGCCACCCAGACTATGATCCGGATACCATAGACAAGAAGGTAGCTACCATCCGCAAGGCGACTAGCTGCTCCAAGTTCAAGAGCGTCAACCCAGAATTATGTGAGGGCTGTCCGCACTTCGGCACTATCATGGGGCCAAAAGACCTCGGTAAAAAAATACGTGAAGCCGAAGAAGACCACGTTGTGGTTGGGGTAATTAACGGGGTGACTGAGAGCCACGTTATATCGAAGTACCCCTTCCCATTCTATCGTGGCGAAGGCGGCGGTATATGGAAGAAGCCGCCCAAGGAAGCCGAAGAAGCAGAGCCTATGTTGGTCTATGAGTTTGACTTGTACCCAACCAAGATCATGGACGATAGCATCGACGGTAACGTGGTGATGTTTCGGCTGCACCTGCCGCATAACAATACCAAAGAGTTCCATGTACCCCTGTTTAAGATAACCAGTCCCGAAGAGCTTCGTAAGGCGCTCTCGTCCAAGGGTGTCATCTGCATGGGGAAGAAATTTACCCACTTGATGGAGTTCATCTCGCTGATGATGAAGGACATCCAATACCGCGATAAGGAGGAAATCATGCGCCAACAATTTGGCTGGGCCGACAACGGCAGTAAGTTTATCATAGGCAGTCAAGAAATCCATGTCGATGGTGTGGCTCATTCGCCGCCATCTAAGACAACACGCCCACTGGCTAAGTTCATGGGGCCAGTAGGGTCGCTCGAAGAGTGGAAGAAGGTCTGGGCACTTTACGATACGCCGGGGCTGGAACCCCACGCCTTTGCGGCGCTCAGCGCCTTTGGGTCACCGCTGCTGCGGTTCCTCGACCAGACAGGGGCGGTCATCAACCTATTCAACGCTCGTTCCGGAACTGGCAAGACCACCATCCTTAATATGGTGAACAGCGTCTACGGCCACCCCAAGGAACTGCGTTTGAAGCAACTCGACACGCTCAATGGGCGTTTGCAGTGGGTGGGTATTCTTAACAATATCCCGCCGACGATGGACGAACTGACCAACATGACCCCGATAGAATATTCCGAGTTCCTGTACGCCTTGTCTAACGGTAAGGGTAAGGAGCGTATGCAGGCTGGTACCAACGAGCTTCGTGAGAACAACACTACGTGGCAGTCAATTAGTGTATCTACATCAAATGCCTCGTTTGCTGAAAAGCTGTCGGTCATCAAGAACAATCCAGAAGGCGAACTGATGCGCCTGATTGAGTACCCAATCAATAAGGTTGCAGCGCTTAACACTGCGGGGGCCAAGCAGATGTTCGACCGTGATTTATTTAAGAACTACGGCCACGCCGGTCCTATATACATGCGGTACGTACTTGAGAATATGGAGCGTACCCAGCGCATGGCTGACGCTTTGCAGGTTAAGATTGACCGTGAACTTCAGCTTGAACCCCAAGAACGGTTCTGGTCCGCGACTGTCTCTAGTAACATAACAGGAGGTCTAACGGCGATTAACTGCGGCCTCATAGACTGGGATATGGACCGTATCTACCACTACTCCTGCGGAATGATTAACGACCTACGCAAGAACAGTGTGGCTCCCGTTGACAACGTCCGTCAGGTTGTCGCTGACTACCTGTACCGTCACATGCAGCACATCCTTGTGGTTAACGGCGAAGCCGATAGGCGGACCAATATGCAAGCACTGCCAAGGCGCGAACCACGCGGTGAGTTGCTGGTGCGTATTGAGCCTGATACCAAGCGCATGTACATCATTGCTAAGTCGTTCAAGGATTACTGCGTGAAGTTCCAGATCAACTACAACGAGACCATTACCAAGCTGGAGACAGAGGGACGCCTTATTAAGAAGGGCGGTGTCCGCTTGTCCAAGGGGACTGCGGTAAGCGGTGACCCAATCCACTGCCTGTGGTTCAAGGTTGATGATGATAACTTCGTAGACCCAGAGCAGTACGACGAGGCTGAAAAGGTCGATGCTGATTGAGGGCGTAACCTATGAATTAAACTGGCGGAGGTTCAAAAAGGGGACCTCCGTCTTCTTCCCGTGCCTCGACTACGCCCGTGCCAAAACACAACTGCTAGTGGTTACCAACCGTCTAAGGGTCAAGATATTGATACATTTTACCATAGAAGACGGGATAAGGGGTTTACGAGTCTGGCGGATGTGAGTATACGGGCTGCGGAAGTTTGCTCCTTCCCTCATTACATCACTCCAAACCCTCAGTCGTTCGCGGCTGGGGGTTTTTTATTCGCCCTTCTTAGCTGCGTTGTAAACGGAGTTAAACGCGCTGTAATACTGGTTTTTCTCGGCTCGGTAGTAGTCAAGAACCATCTGCTTATCCTTGTCAGACATCTCCATCGCAAGGGTTTCTTTCTGAGCTTTACCGATACGGTCGAGATTGGCTTCCACAGCTTTGTACGCCTCAATGACGCGAGGATCAGTATCCACGAAGTACCGTTCACCCTGCGCTGCCTGTTGTTCTGGCGTCAATTTACTCAGACGATTCATGATCTGGCGTGTAGTATCAGTATTTTCGAAGTACTTAGTCTGCGCTGCATACTCTGCGCCAGTACCAACAAAGCTCTTAATACCCGGGACGTCCGCTATTTCCTCGGCGTCCTTTAGACCTGCCATTTGCTTTGCCAACTGGTAAGGCCCACCGAAATAGCTCTCGATGAAGTAGCGGTAGACTTCAGGCTGAAAATCTACAGCGCCGCTGACAGCTTCCGAACCACCCGTAGCATAGTTGACAGCCTTAGAGATTTCCTTCCATGGCTCAGCAGTGCTGGGGCGACCAAGCTCGGACTTAGGTGCGCCTCCGGGGAATGACTCGGTATAGATAGGTGACCCAAAGAAGTTCTGGTTGAACCCAACACCAACAAACGGCTTGCCTACCAGTGGTGTAATAGCACCAGCAAAGCTGGGTAAGTCACCGCTTGGGATACGCATAGGGGACATTAAGCTGAAGAAGCCGGGTACAAGACCCTTAGTTGCCTCGCTTGTCGTGCTGGCACCCGCCATTACGTCACCAATCTTGTTCCCCATGAACTTGAAGTAGCCCAGCATCTGGCCGATTGGTATTTTGACATAATCGTCTGGGCCGCTACCGTAGTAGATCGTAGCGCGAGACATACGCAAACTAGCACCTTGGTCGAGGTCAAGATAATCTTCTTGCCCGTCATCGTCGCTGTCGCCACTCTGCATGGAGTTCCACACAGACTCCATCGCACCATAAGCAATAAGGCCACCGATGATTTTTGCCGCAGTCCTAGGGTTGGTAAGGATACGAAGCGTCTTACGGCTACCTTCGATACTGGCACCGAAGAATGGGATGACAAGGTCAATGCCACGCGCCATCTCACCACGACGGGTAAGGTTTAACGACGAGTCAAGCGCAAGGTCAGCAGCAGCAGCCCCGTTTATCCCTAAGTCAGTAGCAGCACGGTACGTAGCGAAGCGTGCAGCCATATCCATGATGTCGGCAAGCCCGTCAACCCAAGTGTTCAGGCCAGTTAATATGCTTCCGGCACGGGCTTTCGGGTCCATACCGTCCAAACCACGTAGCTGCTTAATCGCCTTGTTGGCGGCATCAGCCTTTTCCTGCGTATTGAGGAAGCGCGTTTGCAGCGGTGTGCCACCGTCACGTATCATGGCTTCGAGGAGCTTACCCGTTTCGTCGTTCATGGCTCCCTTACCGAACACGAAGCGGCCAATAGTGCTCCATGTGGATGGCTTAAGGGCGTAGGCAAACGTCTTTGCCGCTAGGTTTTTACCAAAGGCGGCGTCACCCTTGGTATTCTGGCGGAGCATGGCCGTGGCAATCGCGTCCGAAACGTCGCGGAACGGAGCCACAAACGTCAGGTATAGCGGGTTCTTATAGGTCAGCATCCCCTTGAGGAAGTTGTTGACGTTAGCAAGCTGCTGGATCGCGCCTTCCATATCTTTGGGTTTCATGTTGGCAAACATGCGGTTGAGGTCAGCCCCTACGCCCTTATCAGCAAACTCGATGTAGTGTGCGACACCGTTATCCTTAACGAGATAATACTTACTTTGGTTGCCGTAGTATTCCTGCTTCATGTCCACAGGCTCAAACCGCCCACCGGGAATGTCGCGGCCCATCATAACCTTTTTAGGGTTGGCGTCGGTGTAGACGTTCATAATACCATCGAAAGCGCTAGGGTTTGCCTGAAACGTCTTAAGTATAGGCTTGATAGCTTCGTTGGTGATGTTGCGACGTACCGCCTGTTCTGCGTCTTGGAACAGATTAAAGAGCGGATGGAAAGGCATAGACCCACGACCAAACGCCTTGCGGTATTCATTAATACTACCCGTAGGCACAGCGGTACGAAGCGCTCGCGCAGCCTCGGCGCGGCGGTCAGGGCTATGGGCATCCTCACCAATATCGGCTGTCAGCATGTCCCCGTTGGAGGCAAAGCCTTTAAGCGGCATATAATATTTCTGTGTCTCGCGTAGCTGCTTGGCTTCCTCTGCGGTCATAAGGCCAGCCTTGACCTTCTCTTTGAGTGTGAAGTCCACAATGGCGTCAGCCTTACGCGCAAGCTGGTTTAGCTTGGGTAGCAGCCCTTCGTCTTTAACCTTCTGCATGTACTCTGCTGCTTGCGCAGTAGTGAGACCCGAGCCGCCTTCAGGGAAGTCTACGTTCTGTTCAGCCACAATACGGTTGCGATCCGCAGCGCCGCGTGCCCATAAGTACATCCCAAGGTCACCTATATCTACCTTAAGCTTAGCCGCGAGTTCTACGATAGGGTTAAAGAAGTTACGCTGTAGGAGCCGTTCTTGGCCTGCCTGCTGCGATGCTGCCATCTTAAGCTTGCCTTCGGTACCCAGTTGCTCCGGCAGTACAGTATAGCCAAGCGTGCTCTTAGCCCACGCGTCAAGTGGCCCGGACATACCGAACTTATCTACGTATTTGACCATCCAGTTGGGGGCAGGCTTAAGCTCGGATACTCGTCCTGCTTCAGTAGGGGGAGCAATCTCTTCTTCCCGGGCTAGTGTATCAGGCTGCGCATCTGGGCTGACCGAAGAAGAAACAGGAGGTACACTATCGACTCCCACTGTTTCCAAGTCAGGTTGTTTAATTCCTCCGGTAGTATCTCCAGCAAGTCCCGGTTCTCCACTAGGCGAAACGCTTGCTCCAAGCTCGTTACTGATAGGTGCTGTATTGCTTCCAACTCCTCCTGCATCTGCCTCTTCCTTTTGCGCAGCTTTAGCCTTCTGCGCAGCTTCTTCCGCTACCGCATTCTTAATTGCAGCGTCTAAAGCATCTCTCTCTGGAGTGCCTTTTTCGTGACCAGTAAACTTTCCTATAGTATCAGCGTACTTACCCGAAAGAAGTTCTTGGTAAGTGCCAGCCTTCATCACATCAACAATTTTAGATGCAATCGAATTAGCTAGGGCTTCCGAAGGTACCTCGGTGTTACCAATAACTGCCGCATATTCTTCCAACTGTTCGTCAAGCGAACGCGTAGGTTCGGCTTCTTCCACCGACGCAGCTTCTTCATCTACCGACGCAGCTTCTCCCTCTATCGGTGCGGCTTCCCCCACCATAAGTTTTGCTTCACCTAAAGCCTTCACCAGTGGGTCAGCCATATCTTCAGGGAACTGCCCCGCAGCAATCTGGTCTTCTTGGCTGGCTATATATTCCCGTGCTTTGGCCAGACTTTCTGGCGTATTAGTTGATAGGTCGTTGGATACACGGCGTTCGAGCGCCTTAATAGCTGCGGTTGCCCCAGTGGAAAGATCAGCGCCAGCGGCACCAGCTAAACGAGAGAACACCGCATCGCGTTCAACTGGGGTAGTAGGGATGATATCAGGCTCAGGAGCATCTGGCTCAATCTCTTCTTCAGGGGCGGCTTCTTTAGTACGTGAGGATAGAGCGCCGGAAACACCACCAAGACCGCCACCAAGAAGCAGTGCGCCGATTGCAGCCTGACCATATTCACCTTGAGCTTGCTTATCGGACAGTGACAGGCCAGCCTGCCAGCGCTCAAGACCCTGCTGCGCAACTTCCTGCGGTACTTCAAAGGCTACGCCCTTACCGACACCAATGGCAACACCCTTGGAAAACTTGATCGTACCTTTTTCTGCCGCATCGGCCAGAACTTCCCCAGCGTTTTGCGCGGCTTTACCGCCAGCCCTACCCAATAGAGGACGCATGAATGGGAAGGCTTTAGCCACACCAGAGAAGACCCGACCACCAGCCAGATCAAGTGCGGTTTGCCCGGTAGCTGCTAGGATAGCTTTACCAACTGAAGTCTCTTCAGGCTTCTTGCCTGCTGCTATGGCTGCTTCTTGCTCCTGCGCCTGACGCAGAAGGTTCTGGGATGTATACTGAGTACCACCAGTAAGAGCAGTAGCCGCTAGACCTGCGAATGGAGCAGCAGCGGCACCAACGCCGGTAGCCGCAGTCGCGGCAGTGGCAGCAAAACCCGCACCGAGGGGGGCTGCGATCTGGCCAAGGGATGTCCCGAGTAACTGCTTAAAGGCTTCGAAGTTTTGACCCTCACCAAATTCAACCTTACGGTACTTGGACTCGCCAGCCTTTATAAGCGCACGACGGGTTTTATCGTTAGGGTTGGCACCATAAGCTGCAACTTCATCCGCAATCTCAGGGAACTGCGTGAACGCCTCAGATAAAGACCCAAAGAAGCCAGCATCTTCCTTCTGGGGCCGAAGCCCTTCCGGAAGCTTATCTAGCGGGACAGCTTTACCCCCTGAGGATCGTAGACCCTCCGGAAGTTTGTTCAGGGGGACAGGAGTAGGCATGGGTTATGGATACATCCATTGTCCGTTGGAGAACACTATTGTTTTGCCGTCGCTGTCTTTAGCTGTAGCCCCTTCGGCTGTGCCGCCAGTGTTACCTTCACGGCCACCCTGTAGGTTCCTGATACCTTCAAGCGTCAGCCCGCTTGTAGCCGAAGGTGGGGGCCGTTTTGCCTCGAATACACGAAGTGCTGCTTCGTGTTCTGGCGAACCCTTGGGGAAGTCCAACAGAAACCGTGTGACACGGTCATTAACATCTTCACCAGCGGCTTCTGCGGCAGCGATCTCGGCAGCAAGCCTCTTTTCCGCCACAGCAACTTGACGTTCATCAAGGTCCAGCTTCTGGCCAGTCGTCTTCTCAGCGAGTTGGTTCTGTTGAATCTTAAGGGCCAAGTCAAACCGCTCCATGGCGTCCTTGCGGTTTTTAGCACCGTTTGCAATCATGAGGTTAAGAGCCTTATCCTTAAGCTGCTTACGTTCTTTCTTATCCGTAATGAAACCACCGATCTCCGCAGAAGCTGCTTCACCAAATGCCTCCGCCAGATTTCCGGCCTTAGAGCCTGCTACCCTAAACCCAACAGCCGCTAGCGTACCGTACAGGGAGTCCTTAGCTTCCTTAGCTGCATACTCAGGTGAGGCCATTTCCTTGGCCCGAGCCATTAGCGCGTCTTCATTGGTTTTTTCTTCAATAGTCTTGCCGTAGCGACGATCAACATAATCATTAATATCGCTAAGATTAGATGTAAAACCTTGTGCCGTGCGCGTATTGCGCTCTGGGACAGGAGCAGCCGCACGTTTACCACCGGGTTCCAGATGTAAATGGTCCATATGGTCCTTGCTGTTGTATACAGCATCAGTACCTTCGAGGCCCGGTATACTTTTTACTTTAGCGCCAAACTCAGTTAGCGACATACCCTTGGGGGGTACGAAATCACGCGCTCGGTCGTCCACATGGAAGCTATTGGGTACGCCACCTACTCGTTTATTATCTGCGGCACTCCTTTGGCGGCTTGTTACTGTGGTTCCGGGTATAAAGTTTGTGACTAGCCTTTCATAGCGCTCGCCATCTGTCTCTCCACCACCAGCAAGCGCAACTATACCACCGTCAGCATAGCTGCCGTCGTCAGGCTCATCAAACATAGTGTCAGGCAAAGGGAGTGTAGTAAGGCCACCTCCAGCCATTTCCATCGGCGCTTCTTCCTGCGGCATCTCAGGCATCGGCATATCAGTCGGAGGCATCTGAGGCGCAGGCATCTCAGGCATCGGAGGCATCTGCCCAGCTTCTGGCGTAGCACCAAGCCCAGCAGGTGGACCTTGCGGTGGTACTGGGGGAGGCGCACCAACTCCACCCATGGGGGCAGGAGGTGCAGGTGGCGCGAAGACTTGTTGAGCTACCGTCTGTTGTGGGGCTTGTTCTGCTTGCGCAGCCGACCGCATCCGGTCAATAAACATACCCGCCAATGTACCAGCCGTGGGGTCAACGACACCCAAAGTCATGGCTTCAGCAATCTTCTGCTTGTTGCCGCCGTAGTCCTTAGCAATCTGCTCTGGGGCCTGAATTTTGTAAGCTTTCGTTTCCATAACTTATTAAGTCCCCATTCTGGAGGCGCTATACACACCTAGCCCAGCGCCCAGAAGGCGATCACCAACTGACATTGATGGTGCGCTATTAGTTTCTGTCCTAGTGACAGCCTGCGGTACGCCACTCATAAGGTTGCTATACCGTTGAAGGTTCGTATATGGTTCATCGACCTTCCTCTGGAAGTCTCCATAGTCGAGGTCAATCATCTGCTGATTGAATGCTTGTTCCTGAGCCGCTGTTGACTGTTGCAACGCAAGACGCTGTGCATCTGCTTGCTGTTCCGCACTACCAAGATTACCCAATGTTTGAGCCGACTGATTAGCTTGAGCCAAACCTTGTAGCCCTTGCTGCGAACCAAACTGACGCGACTGCTCTGTCATACGCTGCCTATCGAGGTCAGCCTGTTGGTTTGACTGAAGTGCAGCCAGACCCGTCTGGGCACCAAGACGTTGTGTATCAAGCGCGGCAGTAAGGTTCTGTTGACCCGTAGTAAGTTGTGCCTGTTGATTAGCCAATGCAGCACGCATGGCTTGCTCGGAGTTCATACCCTGTGTTTCTAGCTGGGCGCGCAAGTTCTGCACGTTAGCCTGTGAAGCAGAGTCGAGGTTGGCTAGCGCAGCTTGCATATCAGTCTGGGTACCCAGCTGCTGTGTCTGCAAATTAGAACGTAGGTTCTCTTGTCCCGTAGTTAGTTGGGATTGCTGGTTAGCCAGAGCGGCTTTTAGTGCTTGATCGGCGTTCATCCCCTGAGCTTGGAACTGCTGCGCTTGGTTATTAACCCGTGACTGCTGCTCGTTCGAGAGGTTCTGCATTTCCGTCTGGAGGCTCTGCTGCGCACCTAGTTCTTGCACACCAAGCTGAGCCGAGAGGTTCTGTTGCCCAGTGGTGAGACCAGCTTGCTGGTTAGCTAGTGCGGCACGCATCGCCTGTTCAGCGTTCATACCCTCGGCTTGGAATTTCTGAGCCTGATTATTTACCCGTGATTGCTGCTCGTTCGAGAGGTTAGCAAGTGCCGTCTGCGTGCCTATGTTGGCACCAAGCTCTTGAGTCTGAAGCTTTGAAGATAAGTCCTGCTGGCCCCGTGTAACATCTACACCTTGGTTAGCCAACGCAGCCTGCATAGCCTGCTGCGAGTTCATCCCGTTTGCTTCGAACTGCTTAGCCTGATTGCTAACCCGTGACTGCTGCTCGTTTGACAGATTGGCGAGTGCAGTCTGCGTGCCCGTTTCAGTAGCAAGTTGCTGAACACCAAGTTTAGCCGCAAGGTTCTGCTGCCCAGTGGTCATACCCGCTGCGCGGTCACGCTCAAACTGCTGCTGCGCATTCTCAAATGCAGCTTGCCTACCCTTGGCGTCAATATCACCAAGCTGTTGGCCAAGGTTGCGTTCGCGCTCTAAACCGGCAAGTAGCTGACGGCTACCACCATAAGTACCCTGACGCGACGCACCAAGGTCTTGCATAATTTGCGCTTGTTTTGCACTCCGGATAGCTTCGCGCTTCTGCGGTTCCATTACGGCTTCCGCAAATGGGGACATATACTGCTGTGCTTGAACA